TCAACGGATGATCGAACACCAGATGATGACCAAGCGTCACCTAATGGTGCCAAACGTCGGCGCTGTCATGACCAGTACACCAGGTGGGGAAGACACCGTGAAGAAGAGGGCGGCATGAGATGAGCGCCAACCTACTGCCGCATATTGCCGAGCGGGTCTTCAACACCCCGTTGCTCATCCATCCGGGAAAGCTGGACGCGATCTTGTTCGGATTGCAATCCCGGCTCGGCGTGCCAGCCAGTTCACCCGAACCATGGATGTTTACGAGCGATGCCGGCGAGCCAAAAATGCCAGGCTACTGGGTATTGGATGGAGGTGTGGCCAGGATCGATGTATTCGGCGTGCTATCCCATCACGGGCGCGTTCAGGCCAATTCTTCCTATGTACTCGGCTATCAGGATATCGCAAGGCGTCTTGAGGCGGCGGCAGCAGATGATGCCGTGCAGCGCCGCGTTCTGGTATTTGAGACTCCAGGCGGAGAAGCATCAGGAGTTTTCGATCTCGCTGATTACGTCAGGTCTCAACGGGATAGCGAGAAACCGATCGATGCAATTTTAGCTGACTACGCATTTTCAGCCGGTTACCTCATCGCCGCAGCAGCGCGGCGCGTCTACATCACGCAGAGCGGCCAGAGTGGATCTATCGGTGTCGTATTTCGCCATGTAGATATGAGCGGCGCACTGGAGAAAGAAGGGCTGAAGGTCACGCAGTTGTATACGGGTAAGCGTAAGGTAGACGGCAACCCATTCGGACCACTGGAAAAGGAAGCGCAAGCAAAATATGAGGCGAGCATCTGGCAGCTTCACAATATGTTCGTGGATTCCGTCGCGGCATCCCGTGGGATATCCGCGAAAGTGCTGAACGATACGGAATCAGACATTTTCAACGCGGAGCAATCCATTCAATTGGGGTTGGTCGACGAGTTGGCTACCCCTGACAACGTCATCGAGCTGTTGCGCTCGGAGATCAAAGCCGGCGCGCAGCGCCAATCACCACGGGAGACTTCCATGTCCACCGAAGCAAAGCCCCAGGGCGATGTTCAAGCCACCGCGCCCGCCCCCGTAACCATCAGCGCAGAGGCTCACGCCGCTGCTATCGCCAAGGCCCGCACCGATGAGCGCGAACGATGCGGCCTCATCGTCGGCTGCGAAGAGGCAGGGACGCGCGCCGAAATGGCCGCTTACCTGGCGTTCGAGACGGACATGAGCGCCGAACAGGCGGTCAAGATGCTCGGCAAGGCACCGACCGCACAGTCGCAGGCCGCCGCCCAGTCTGGCACTGGTTTCGAGCAGGCCATGGACGCGCTCGGCAACCCGGACGTGGGAGCAGGTGCCCCCGGGGCGGACGCTGACAGCCCGCAGGCCATCCAGAGCCTCTGGGCTGTCGCCCTCGGCACTCGCCAGTAATCCACCAGGAGCACAGCGAACATGACCACCCTTACCGAAACCAATCATGCCGCCGAGTTCATGGTCTCCGAGGCGGAAGGCTACCGCTCGCGCGCAGCGGTTACCGTTCTCTCCGGCCAAGACCTTGGCGCGGGCGCCGTGCTCGGCACCGTGAGCCTGGCGCAGGCGGCCGCGCCCGTTCCGGCTATTGTCGGCACCGGCTCCGGCCTTATGTCGGCGCTGACCTTCGGTCCGCTCGTCCAGGTTGGCTCCTACGTCATCACCCTGCTGGCCACCAGCGCCACCGCGGCTTTCTCTGTGGTCGCCCCCGATGGCACGGCACTCCCCAACGGGGCTGTCGGCACCGCTTACGTCAGCGACCACCTGAGCTTTCTGATTTCCGACGGTGGGACCATGACCGTTGACGACGCCTACACGGTGGCCGTCACTGCTGGCGGCACGCCCGCGGTGGTTGGTGGCACGGGCACGGGCACCATGTCGCTGATCTCCCTGGGGCCGGATGCCCAGCCAGGCACCTATAAGGTCATCAACCGGGCGGTGGTCGCTGAAGGCGGGGACTTCGAGGTGCTGGCGCCAGACGGCTCCAGTGTCGGGCGCTTCCTGATGGGCACCGGGTCCACAGATTCCGCTGCCTTCACCAGTCGGCAGGTCAACTTCACGCTGACCGATGCAACGGATTTCATCGTCGGCAACTACTTCAACATCGTCGTGGCTCGCCCCAGTACCCATGGGCAGGTCGCCGCCTGGGACCCCGCCACCAACGATGGCCGGCACCTGGCATCCGGAGTGCTCTGGGACGACGTGGACGCCTCCGCCGCTGCCACTGCTGGCGTGGCCATCGTCCGGGATGCAGAGGTGGACAGCGCGATGCTCGTCTACGGCTCCACGATCACCGCCGCCCAGCAGGCGGCAGCCCTCGAACAGTTGGAATCACGCGGCATCATCGCCCGATAACCGGAGATCACGAATATGGCCCATATGGATGTATTCAACGCCAAGCCGTTCCAGATGCTGGAGATGAGCGCGGCGGTCCAAAAATCCCCCTATGTGCCCGGCATGCTCGGGTCCATGAACATCTTCACCCCCAAGCCGGTGCGCACGAAGACCGTGAGCATCGAAGAGAAGACTGGCGTGCTGTCGCTCATCCAGACCTCGGAGCGCGGTGCGCCACTGGAAGAGCGGCAAAACGAAAAGCGGGTGATCCGCAATTTCAACACGCTGCGGATCGCCAAGGGGCAGACCATCTATGCGGACGAGATCGACGGTATCCGGGCATTCGGCACGGAAAGCGAGCTCCTGCAGGTGATGCGGGCTGTCGGTGAAGTTACCAGCGGCCCTACCGGACTGATCAACCTGGTCGACCTGACCCTGGAGAACATGCGGCTCGGCGCCGTCCAGGGAATCGTGACCGACGCGGACAGCAGCGTGCTGTTCAACTGGTTCACTGAGTTCAGCATCAGTCAGCCAGCCGAGATCGACTTCGACCTGGACGCCGCCTCCCCGGCATCCGGCGCGGTCAGAAAGTTGTGCAACCAGGTGATCCGAGGCATGAAGCGGGCCTCGCAGGGGGCATGGATTGACGGGCAAACCTATGTAGGCGCCCTCGTCGGCGACGACTTCTTCGACGATCTCACCGCGCATTCAGAGGTACGCGGCACCTACCTAAATCAGGCGCAGGCCGCCGACCTCAGGAACAACTTCGGCATGGCATTCCAGTCGGTCACCTACGGCGGCATTTTGTTCATGAACTACCGGGGCACGGATGACAACAGCACCGTCGCCGTGGACACCGACAAGGCGAAGTTCTTCCCGATCAACGCGCCCGGCGTCTTCGAGATGGTCCAATCCCCTGCGGAGTTCATGCCGTTTGTGAACACGCTCGGCGAGCGCGTCTACTCCATGCTGGTGATGGATAAGGACCGTCAGGCATGGGTCCGCCCCGAGGTCTACGCCTACCCGCTGCCCGTCTGCACCCGGCCTGGCATGCTCTGGCGCGCCAAGCGGACGTAATCCCGGTGATCTCCCCGGGCCTGCGAATCAATGCGAGGTCCGCCCAGCGAGCCGAGAAGCTCCTGGGCGGTGCTGCGCGCGCTTATGTCGTAGGCACCAGGAGGGCGCTCAACCGCGCCGCAGACTCTGGGCGCGTCCACTGGGCGAAGGCTATCAACCAGATCCTCACGCTCAAGCAGGCGGCTATCAAGCCCAGGCTCTGGATTGACCGGGCGACGGACAAAAACCTGGTGGCGAGCATCGGTGTCGGCCGCAAGGCCGTGCCGCTCATCGAATTCCCCGTCAACTTTCTCCGGAAGAGCGGAGGCGGGGTTAGTCTCAGGGTGAAGCGAAACCATGCCAGGGAGAGACTGCGCCATGCCTTCATTGCCACCATGCCGAGTAACCATACCGGAGTATTTGAGGGCAAGACAGCAGGCGGAAGTAGGGTTGTGAAGATCATCCCAGGCAAGCGTGGGCCGAGGAGATACTACCCCATCAAGGAGTTGTTCAGCTCGACAGTCATTGACGTGGCCGGCGACGAATTCCCGGCAGTCCAACGGCATGTCCGCGGCTTTCTGCTGAGGACGGCCGAGCATGAGATCGACTTCGAGGTCGGGAAACTGTTGAGATGAGCGCCGCAGACGACAAGCAAGCCGCAGTTGATGCCGCCTATGATCTGGAGGGCGAGGCAGCGCAGTATATCAACGCGAACAATCACAGCTCCGATTTCACGGCGATCCTCAGAATCAATAGCCAGCAGTACCCGGATATGTTTGACCGCAAGGTCAGCGGTCCAGAGACGACCATCATGGCGCGAGTAAGCGAGCTACCCGGTCCGCAGCGCGGATGTCATATCCGCATCGCCGGCACCGTTTATGCCATCGATGCCGTGGAACCCCGCAATGCTGTCGAGCACAGGATTATCGTCCGATGAGCGCGGACCTCGCCGAGCAGATCTGCGTGGCGGCGGAGGCCCGGCTGACTCGCATCCAGCAGCTCGACGGATATCAAACGGACATCGGCCTGAATGTCGTCGAAGACCGCGAACTGATCGACTTCGCCAGAGACCCCATGCCGTGCGCGAGTCTGGAGCAGAACTCCGAGGAGGCGGTCTTCGACGAAGTGGCCGTGGAGCACACCAACAAGCTCTCCGTCAGCGTCTACGCCCACGGCGAGGTGACCGTGGATGTGAGGGCTGGCACGCTAGCCAGGCGGATGCTCGCGGATGTGAAGCGTGCCCTACTGGATGCCGGTGATCCAAGGCTGCTCGGGCTGCTCGTCTCCCCCGTCGAGTACGCGGGCAGCGTTATTGAGCTACCTGGCGATGGCGAGCGGTGCGTGAGCATTCGCGCTGATTTCCTTCTGACCTACGTCGAGGGGTATGGCGATCCCTATACCCAGTTGACCAACAACTGATGATATCGCCAGATTCATCCTTTCCACAGGCTGCCCGATAGGCCGCTAAACAGGAGTACCGAGCTATGGTTATGACCCCGCAGACCCAGCCAGCCGATATCGTCATCGCAGCCGGACGGGCCTATGTGAACCCCTACGACAGCAGCGGCAATCCTGTCGGCGCCAAATATTGGCCGCAGACTTCGGCGATCACCTTGTCGGTGTCCAGCGAGGGCATCGACGTGGACGACCAGGACTCCGCCGTCGCGACGCCACTATTCACCGTGACTACTAAGACCGCGCGCACCGGCGTACTGACATGCCGCGACAACAGCGGGCCTGTCATGGCGCCTTTCCTCATGGCGGATGAGAGCACGGCCACGCAGACCGCAACGCCTGTTGTCGCCGAGCCGCTGAACGAAGGCAATGGCGTTACGCAGGGCCGCTATTATCAGATCGGCAAAACCCTGAACAAGGCCGGTGCCCGCAACATTTCTTCGGTTGCCGTCAAGGATGCGACGCCGACGACCTATACCGTGACCGATGACTATGTCGTCGATGCGGCCAGTGGGATGCTGTATGTGGTGCCAGACGGGGCCATCGATGATGACACCGTCCTGCTCATCGACTTCACGCCGGAGGCCAATACCCGCGAGCAACTTGTGACCAACAGCGATGGCGCCATGGTCGGCGAGCTGATCATCCACGAGAACCCGGCCCGGGGTGTCCCCAGGATCTGGACGATTCCCTATGTGGAGTTCTCGCCGAACGGCGACGTGCAATTGCAGTCCCGTGACGGACCCCGGGAGATGTCCTTCAATCTCAAGGTGCAGACCCACCCGGATGGCGACCGCGAGCAGATTTACCGGGATGGCGTGCCGGTAGCCAGTTGATCACCACGACGACCTGGGAGTGCATGAGATGACAGCGCCAGACGTTTTTGAATCGATGGCCAAAGCGGTTGGTGAGATCCCCGAGAGAACCGTGGAGATCCGCGGTAAATCGCTGGTGCTGTCGCCTCTCCAGGCCCTGGAAATCCCGGCGTTCGCGCGCGCGGTGCGCCCATGCCTGTGGGCGCTGAGGGAGGTTTTTGGTGGCGAGCCCGACAATGGATTGCCGCTCATAGATTCATCGCAAATGCCATTCCCGGAAATTACGACAACAGAAGAAGCTGGGACGACGGGTCGATCAAAATACGACATCTTGATCGATCTGTTGGCCGACAATGGCGAGGACTTGATTACGGCAATTGCCCTGGGGTCTAGGCTCCCACGCGACGAAGTAGGTTACCTCTACCCAGATGATCTCGTCAGCCTGGCAACCGCGGTGTTCGAGGTGAACCTTGATTTTTTTATGACCCGGATGGTGCCCAGTCTTGGGGCCGAGATGAAGGGGTTGGTCAGCAGGTTGAATTCGGCGCTATCGCCCAGCGGCTTATCAGCGGCGGACACCGGGGATGGCGCGAATACACACTAGCGGAAATCCGGTACTGGCTGCGCGCTATTGCCTGCGAAGAAAACAGGCGTGACTCCAGGAGGCTAGATCTACTAATTGGCTCACAGAGTCCGGATGGCGCGAAGAAACTCTATAGGCACTTGCTCGGCGCGGAGGATGTGAATCAGTGGCAAGACGAATAGAGCAATTGCTATTCGAGCTGCGGGCCGAGGGAGTAAACCTCCGGCTGTTCGAGCAGGTGCGCGCCGAAATCCTTCGGCTGCAGAACGATTCGCGCCGTGCTGGCGCATCCATGCGCAGCAGCTTCGATCAGGCGGATAGGGCTCTTGTAGGCGTCCAGACTCAGCTGCGCGCGGCTAGGCAAAGCCTGCTAGCCCTTGCTGGTGCCGGTTCCATCGTCCAAGTCATTAGCTCGCTGCGAGATCTCGGAGACGAAGCGAAGCTCATCAAGATCCGCGTTAGCCAGGCGGCGGATGGTCAGGACGAGTTCAACCAGCGGCTCGCCGAAACCCGTGACATTGCCAGGAACGTCCGCGCCGGCCTTTTCCCCATCGCCCAGCTCTATTCGCGGACGGTAAACGCGATAAAGATCTACGGTGGCACGGCGCAAGACGCCCGCGAGGTCACGGAAGCCTTCACGCAATCCCTGAAGATCTCAGGCGCCACTGTTCAGGAACAGCGCTCAGCCATTCTCCAGCTCAGCCAGGCACTGCAATCCGGGAAGCTAGCCGGCGATGAGTTCCGGACGATCGCCGAAGCGGCTCCCCGGTTTTTCAACGCCCTGGCGGACGGCATCGGGGTGGCACGCTCCGAGCTGAAGGCTATGTCGGCGGCCAGCCAGCTGACAACAGAGGTTGTCGTCCGGGCGCTGATCGATCAGAAAAACGTGCTCGCCAAGGAGTTCGCGACGCTGCCGGTCACCATGGCCGAAGCCGGCACCCTGTTCCATAATGCCGTCCTGGAACTGGTCGGCGACACCGATGAGATGACCAGGGCGACTGACGGTGTTGTGGCAGCTGTCCGCTTTCTTGCCGACCACGTCGGTATTCTTGTCACGGCAATAGGCGTTCTTGCGAGCACGCTGGTCGGCCGTGGCGTTGCAGCACTGTT